GCTGGCCGCTGCTAAACCGTCGTAATAGGACATAAGCCCCTCAACGCCACGGAGCGGAACCCACTCGTTGATAAAGTCAATGAGCGCTCGGTAGGTCTTTCGCGGAGTTGCGTAGATTCGCGGGCCCTCTAAACCAGCGTTGCGAGCATCTACATGGATGCGACCACAGAACTTCGAAAAGTAGTGCGTATAGTTGTAGCGCGATTCGTCGGTGACGCCACCTCGCTCGTCAAACTTGATTTGAAGAAGCTCGGCGACCCTGTTCTGAGCTGACTTCTTGATGTTGTCGGCCTTGATGAGGTCCACAAACTGATCGTCTTTAAGACCGTCAACGTCGGCTTTAACGTCGGCCATCTCTGAGCGAATCTCGCTCATGTCGCCTTTGATTTCAATGAACGACTGGTTGAGAATGCCCATCTGCTGCGATAGTGCGCTGATGTTCATAGCTGCCAGTTGCAGCGCTTTCATGGGGTCGCTGTCGGGGATGGTGATTTCATTAGCCATTGATACTCTCCAGACTCGCCACAAGGGCGGTTGCAAATGTCGCTAGGTTGGTTGCAGCCTTTTTCAGCTCTTCGCGGGTTGGCGCGTCCACCTGCTCTAGGCTCGCTGCCGTCCACGTCAAACCTCCGTAGTGGCGCACGTACTGGTTGGTTGCGCTGATGAGGTATTGCACGTCGCGGCGAACGTCCTGCATGGTCTTATCCATACCTAGCAGGTCTTTCGCACGGTCCAGCTCGCGGCGCGTCTCTTCGAGCTTGCGGCGCAACTTCGCGTTATCGTCGCTGTGAAGCCGTTCCAGATGTTCCAGCGTTTCGATACGTCGCCGGTCTGCTTCGGACGAAACCTCTACGGTGCGCTCTATCACCTGCGGTTTTTCTGCCGCGCTGGCCTGTTCATAGAGCTCGTCGTTCTGGCGCTCTAGGGCTTCGATTTCGGCGCGTGCATCATCGAGGTCGCTCTTGAGCTTGTCGCCCACCTTGCGAACCGTTGCGACTTCTGCACGTGCGGCGTCGCGCTCATGGATTGCGTCGAGTACCTGTTTACGGGATGCTATGCGACCTTCTGCTTCTGCCTTGTCGAGCACGGCTTGTACCACGTCGGGGTTAGCTGCCATCGCTTGCAGGTCGATTGATGTGTGATGGTCGATATGGGCTGCTCGCTCTGCCTGTCGCGTGCTGGTGGGTGTACCCACCACCTGTTGCGCGTCATGCTGATTAGTTGCCTTTGGCAACTCGCGCAGAATCTCACCGATGCGCTGGTCGGCGTAGATGCCAACCTTGGCGAACGTTTGCGCCGTTTCGGTTGCTTCTGCCTTGATTGCAGCTACATCGTCAATACCGCTCGTGGCTGCGATGGTCTTGTGAAGCGCTTGTGCTTGCGCTCTCGCATAGGCTGCATAACTGCGAATCTGGGCGATATCGTTGCCGCCCAGAATGCCGTCGTGCTCTTTGGCCATTTCGAAAGTCTGGTAATGCTCCGCACTTAATGCGGCGCTATCGGGCCGCACTTGCGGTACAATTTCATCGGTCAATTGGATACCTCCATTCTTGACCGTTCGTGCCCTCGCTGCTTGCACCAGCGGGGGCGTTTCTTTTAGTTACCCATGAGGTAGTCAAGACTCACGTTGTAGAAAGACGCGAGTTCATAAAGGCTTTGAAGTGTGGGGGTACGGTTGCCGTTTTCATAGTCGCAGATTGCAGCAGCCGTCAATCCCGTTTTAGCCGCTACTTGCGCTTGCGTGAGCTTTAATCGAGCACGCTCCATGCGCAATCTTATGGGCAGCTCATCTTCGTATGCCATTGGGTTACCTCCCCTCTAAAGACGTAAAGACTGAAACCCCGTTGAGACCCCAACATGTTCCGAGGGTGCTGAGCGGGTTTCGGGCACTCGTGCCTAGCGTTTGCTAGAGGTCCATTACTAGGGTTTCTCACTTTGCAGGCACCCAAAACCGCAAATTCGGAATTTCGTTCCGAACGATTAGCATTATTGGTAACTAGATTCCTGTTGTCAAGGGTAAGATTGGAACTAGATTCCGATTGGATGGAGTTGCAATGAATCTGAGACTTCGAGAGCTGCGCGAGAGTCAACACATTTCCGTTGCGACCATGATTGAGCGGCTTGGGGTGAAGGACAGCCGTTACAGAAAATGGGAAAGTGAAGCGGCTGCGATACCGCTTGAATATGCGGTGCGCTGCTGCACAATCCTTCACTGCTCTATGGATGAACTATCTGGATTCAAGAAGCTAGAGATATCCGGTGAAGAGCGTGAGCTGTTGTCACTTTACCGGTCTTGCAATGAGCGGGGCCGTGAGTATATGTTGCAGGTTGCACAAGTTACCGCTGGGCTCTATAGCGACTAGAAACCAAAAACGCCCCTGCACCTCGCCAAAGGTAATGCAGGGGCAACGGCCACCGGGAAGGGGTAGCCTTATGGCATCATCTCACAACACGACGCGAAACAAGATGGGAAGTTGGCGCGAGGTGCGCCCGGGAGTATGGGAGGTTAGCGTCTCTAAGGGCTTCAAGACGGACGGCACGCGAAAGCGGGCATATCGGACCGTCTACGGAACTGAGTCTGATGCGGTTGCAGAGGTTGTGAAGCTCGCGGATGAAATGGGCCGGTGTCTCACTACCGGCGACCCCATGACGCTAGACACCTACTTTTGGGGCTACTTTATGCCGCTCAAGGCTTCGACAACCACAAAGGCCAACGCGAACACCTACAAGAGCCACTACCGCACGCACATCGCGCCGCATTTCGGACAATGGCCACTTTCGACAATCGGAAACGTTGACATTCAACACTGGATTAACGGCCTACCGCCACAATCAGCGCCGAACTACGTGCGCACCCTTCGAGCAATCTTGAATCAGGCTCATTTCGACCACCTGAAAGATGATTCTCCGATGGGCGGCGAGTATCACTACAAGCTGCCAAAGGGCAAGCGCAACCGGCCCTTGCCGGTGTGGGGTGCTTTCGAGGTTTCGCAAGCCTTGCAGCGCTTGCGCGGTGAGCAGTTGTTCCCGCTTTGGCTCATCATGACCGGCTGCGGGTTGTCTAGATCTGAAGCACTTGCGCTGGATTGGGAGGATATCGCGTGGGGTAAGGTGCTCATGATGGACGGAAAAGAGCACTATACCGCCACGGTCACGGTGAAAGCGGCCTATACCGCTGAGGACGGTATGAAAGACCCAAAGAACGACCGGCGCTATAGGGCCGTTCCCATGCAACCGCCGTTCTCCGATGCGCTCCACGAGTGCGCCGGTAGCGGGCCCATCTGCCAAAGCAAGCGACACACTAAGGACGGCTGGAAACCGTCGGGGCAACGTCTCACGCCCTCATACGTTCCCAAGCGGTGGAAAGCGCTCTTTGAGGACGGCGGGCCCCTCTACGGGTTGCCCTTTGTCGAGATTGGGCGCATGAGGGCGACATACTCCACGATGATGCAGCGGGCCGGTGTTGACCGGACCGTTATCAACGCTATGCAGGGACGCACCGACAACTCACCTGTCTTGTACACCAACTATTTGAACCCCGGATTAGAGACGTTCGACGGCGCGGCTCGTGACATGTCGCTCCTGCTCGTGAATGAATAACTTTACGGAAAAGTGTATAACCACAAACGGGGTTGGTGGTCGTTGGTGGTTCACTCGGTACCTAAAGAAAAAGGTGGGGCGGGTTTTACCCCGTCCCACCTGCGGTTTTATGGTCGGGTGGACTGGATTCGAACCAGCGACCCCTTGACCCCCAGACAAAGAAAGTGACCTATTCACATGGTTCTATCTGGCCTTTTGTGTTTTGAAATGGTTTGAAATGGACTGAAAAAACCTATTCAAACTTGCGCCGTGGCGGTGATTGGTGGTTGCGTTGGTTGCATACACTTTGAGCGCAAGAATCTATTCGTACTTAGTTGTTTATTCAGCTCTTATCTAGTAGACAAAAGCATGGGTAATAAGTCATTCTTGAAATTTTAGGCCCATATTTGGCCTTAGAACAAGCCGTTTACCTGCGGAAACGCACAAAGAAAGCCCCATCACCTGCAAGGGTGATGGGGCTCAAATCTAGTCGTAAGTCTTCAATCCTAGTCGTAAACCTGCAATCCCATGATGTTTCCGTACTGGTCCAGCCGTGGCGTGCACCCACCTCTGTCATTGACTAGGTACTGCACTCCGGTATCGGGGTCAATCAGCACATACCAGCGGATGATCTCGCCGTCATAGGTGTAGGTGGGCGCTAGGCTGTCGTGCTTGATGATGTGCTCCGGTCGCAGCTCGGACTCTTTGGGTAGCTCGTGAGTAAATCCCCATACAAGCGAGCCTAAAAGAAGCGCACTGAGAACGCACATAAGCACCCATACGGCTAGGTCGCTGGGATAGACGCGCGGCTTATCACGTCGCTGGGTTGGCCGTCTTGAACCGTAGCTCAATCGCGCCACCTCCCATCATTGAGCGAACGCTGTATGGCTTTCGCGGTGTGCTCACCCAAAACGCCCGCTTCTGCGTCGGCTATGTCGTAACCCCATAGCACAAGCATTCCTTGCAGCTTGCACATGCTACCCCGTGCAATTATGCCGCTGGGATTCGGTACACCTGCCCGCTCCTGCACCTCTCGCATGAGCGGTGAGCCGGTGCCCTCAAAGGTGACGCTGGTAAGGTGCGGATACCACCTGCGACAATCGGTGAGCTGCCCGCTCACTACGCCTGTTTGCTCTAGTCCGCACTGGCGCTGCCACTCTGCGACCGATAGCGGCCCAAGGTAGCCGTCCACGTCAAGCGCACCCGACTCTTGCGAGCCCTCCGAATATAGCGGGCGCACGATTCCGCACACATAGTCGAGCGAGCGCTTGCGCCTTGCAACCACACCTCCGTTGGTCTGCGAACCGCTGCCAGTGCTGGTATTGCCCTCCACGGTTTCCAAATAGCTGCCGTGGTTGGCAATGACTATGCCCACGTGGTCACTCTCGCCGCCGTTCCAGTCGTAGTAAACCAGATCACCGGCTGTTGCCTGTGAGATTGGCACGGTTGCGCCCGCGCTTTCTGCTTGGTCGAGCATGTCCGGGCAATACGCGCCGGGTAGACCTGCGCACGCTTGACCGGCTTGCGCAAACACCCATGAGACGAACATAGCGCAATAGGGAACGCCGTTTTGTGCGTAATATGCCGCGCCGGTCTTGCTGGCATACCAGCGACCGTATTTCGTGCCCTGTTCGGGGTCGCTCCAACGTGAGTAGCCAACTTCACCTAGAGCGATGCTGATAACGCTCTCTGCCGTTGCCATTGCTACTCCCTGTGGTGGCGTCCTAGGTCGGTCGTATCGTCCAAATCGTTTACTTCTTGCTTTGCCTTGCTCACATACTTGATGATTGGCGCTGATGCCAGCTCGGGATTACCTTCCAACGCGTTCTCACAAACGCTAGCTGACTCCATGATGAAAATAAAAGCGCACGTGATAGCGCTAACCGGCTGCACGCTGATTGCGAGCCCTGCACTGATGGCGATATCGACCATACCGGCGCAAAGGATGATTGCCACTTCCCAGCTCTTGTGCACTAGGCCCTCGCGCATGATGGAGGATTGCACGTTGTGGGGGATAACGCCCTTGATGATGAACCCGCTGAGCAGGTCAAAGCAGATCGCGAAAAACGCGAGCAGAAACCACGTCGGGTTGAGCGTCATAAAGGCGCTAATGATGTTGTCGGGAAACGGTACTAGAGTTGCATCGGGCAAGCTGCCCACCTCCTAAATGAACGGGGCCACCCTCTCGGATGGCCCCCTGTGGTGCCTATGTCGTTAACGGCTAGAACGTCGCCAACTGGAACGTCCTGTCGTTGCCGGTGCCGACGCGGACCGTGCTAATCGCTCGGTTGTCGTAGTCGACGTACACGAGGTCGAAGGACGGCTTGCCACCGCTCTGCGTGTTGAGCGTGTTGACGATGGGGACGCCGCCGCCCGTGCCCGACTTGTCGAGGTGCGTGTGGCCGCAGATGATGAACTCCACGTGCCCGGTGCAGGACGAGAAGTCGTAGGTCGAGCCGTTCAGCGTGACCGTCGTGCGGCCGTTGTACGCCGCGATGACGCTTGCGACGTTGGTGGCGAGCGCGGAGATAGTGTCCACGGCCGGGTCGGTGAAGTTGGTGTACCAGATGTGGACCGACACGGCGGAGTGCGCCCTGTCATCCTCCGCCAGCGCGTTGGCGTACCACGCGACCTGCTCCCAGCGGTAGTCCGTCATGGTGCCGTTGTTCTGGTCGCTGCCGCTGTCGAAAACGTAGAACCTCGTGTGAGTCCCGTCGAACGTGTAGTAGTTCGCGTGCTCCCCGCCGAACATGGCGTTCGAGATGGTCTGATTCGGGAGCGTACCTGCGTTTGCGGTCCCGTTCTCGTCGGTCCCCTGATAGTTGAGGTCATGGTTGCCCACCGCGCCGCAGAACTTTCCGAGCCGCTTGCACGCGCCGTGAATGAGTCCGAGCTTCCACTTGGCGACGCTCGGCTTGTCTCCGCTGTTCAGCCAGTCCCCGCCGCACATGGAGAACGTGACGGGCGTGGACTCGACGTAGGACTTGATTGTGGCGACGTAGCTCTCGAACTTCGACACGAAGCCGGTGGTGTCGTTGGAGGAGCCCATGAGGTGCGGGTCGGTGAAGTACAGGAACTGCTCCGTCTCCTCCGAGTCGTTCACGAGAGCGGCATATGCCGATGCCTTCACCCTCGTCTGCGCTGCTGGGCTTGCTCCATTCTCCCTCATGAATCGGGCGTATGCGTGATAGAGCTTGCCGCCGACCACCTCGTCATTCCCGCTCGACCCCGTGAGTATCGCGAGCAGAGGAACCTGAGCGAACGTTCTGCTCGCGTTTTCCACGATTGCCAGAGCATCCGCGTCTATGTCGTAGACAAGCGAGCTGTTATGCGGGACGAGCAGGCAGTCCTCGATGCCAGACGGGGACGTGCCGTGGCTGTCGGGGAGCACGTTTGCCCAACTTATGTCCTTGTTACTGACGGACGGGACGAGGAACTGCGGCCCACGGAGCCACAGTTTGCTGAGCTTGCACCACATGCCGCCCGACCTGCCAACCGGCTCGAAGTACGAGGACTCGGAGGACGCAGACAACCCGTCATTGAAGAAAAAGCCATCGTTGTTCGCATGGAGCGACACCATGTGGACCGTGACGGCCTCGGCCAGCGCCGGTATCCCCTCGCTCGCTATCGTGGCGTCGTTGCTCTTCGAGACGAGGATGATGGCATCGCAGTCGTATGGAACCGTCAGGCTCTCCGTGAACCATCCGTCTCCGCTGTCTGCGCTCCCCAGCACCGCTCCCGTCGCGTGGTCGAGATAGTGCGCGGTGATGCGAGTGTACGGTGACGAGGTGCCGCAGTCGACGCTGATGACCGACCCCTTGCCCATGGGTATCCTGCGCGAGCGGATGCGCGTGCCCGAGGCGAGAGGCTTGCCATTGTAGAAACTCCCAAGCTCCCACTCGAGCATCGAGCCGTTTACCTCGTGGCTCGGGCGGGCGAACTCGGAGACGCCCGTGAGGGCGTCGGCGCCTGTGACGTGCAGGTGCGCCGCCTCCTCTGGCAGGATTGTCGACGTGTTGTCGGAGTTCCTGACCAGAAGCCGCACGTATGCGGAGCCTGAGAAGTCGTAGTATGTCCTCTCGGCAGACTGCCATGAGCCGTGACTGTGATACCAAGAGCTATTCACGACGACGTTCTTGTCCTCGTCAAACCAGTCGACCACGAAGTCATAGCCCTCGTCCGTGCTGATGGTGAACGAGGACAGTCCTGCAAGCGGGATGTACCCGCTCCTGATTCTCGTCGTGCTTGACCCCTCTTCGCCGGTCTCCTGACCGATGGTTCCCTGCACGAAAGTCACGCCGTCAAGAAGATTGGCCTCGGACAGCGTCTGTATCCTGTCGATGCCGGTCTTGTCGGCCTTGAAGTCGAGATTATCCTTGATTGCGTCAATGAGGGCTTGCGTGGTGCCCACTTTGAAGAACTCATGCTGCGACATGTCTAGCCCTCCCCGTCGTTATCGTCAAACATTCCCGGGATATCCTCAGGGGTGATCTCGGACGAGCTGCCGCCACCGCCGCCACCGGCTGCGATATCGTCCAGCTTGTCGAGAATCAACGTCACGGCTTCGGTAAAGATGTTGAGGTTCCCATAGGGAAAGTCCTCGCGCTTTTCTGCCATGTTGATACCTCCTTAGTTATCAAACATGTCTGCAATGTCGGTGGGGTCGATTTCGACAACCTCTGACGGGTCGAGCTTTGCCCACGTGATAGTGCCGTTTGCAATCTTTGCGCCGGTAACTGCTCCATCTGCGAGCTTGCGCGTTGTTACGCTGCCATCCGGTATGTTCGTGTCGATGGTCACGACAACCTCATCGGTGGTGAGGTCCGGGTCTTGCGTCTCTGCGAACTCGATAACGCCGGTGTAGAGGTTCTTTTCCACCGGTAGCGTTACCGGTTTGGTGGCCATGCGGTGCGATTCGCTGCCGTAGTTGATCTGGGCTTCTACGGTGCCGGGTTGGAATCCCGCCGATTGCTCTTGTGTGAGAGTGAACGTTACCAACGTGTCGAATCCGTCCAGACTCACGCTCAAATCGGTTAGGGTGATATCAACCTCATGCGGGTTTGCACGTCGGTTCAACTGCTGTCGCAGCGATACCCACATGTCGTAGGGCGTGAGGTCCATGCCCACTACGCGTAGGGTGCGTGTAGGCGTAGTGCCTTGTATCATGTCTAACCTCCCTAGCTGATGTGTACGGCCCTGATGTGCCCCGAGCATGAGAGCGTGGAGCCGCTTGTCTGGTAGGCCGTGAGGTACAGCGGCGGCTTTAGGAACGGCGAACCAGCCGATGCGCTGCCGTTGTCCACAATCCATGTGAGAAAGACTCGCGTAGGACCTGCGCTGGATGCGTTCATCTGGATAACCGGACCTGTTGACGGCATACTGTTGTTGGTGTCGGAAAGCCCGATACGCCTGATACCTGTTGTGTTCGCAGGGAAAGCCACGAGCGCTACGACAACCCACACACCTGCTCCAAGGTTCACGTGGCCTAGGCTCTTGTTCGTGCTTGTGGCCACGTTGGTTGAGTCAAACGAGCTTGTAACCGTGTCGGGGTCGCCCAACTTCAAGTCGTTGCCAACGCTGTCTTTTGGATCATCGACCGTGAGCGCCGAACCTATCTTTGAGCCCGATAGAGCCAACTTCATCGCGGTCTTTGCGCTGCCCGGCGAATCGTCCAGATACATCGTCAGGCTGGTGGCCGTGAGCACGAGCTGCGCCGTGTAGCCCTGCGCCCTGCTCCAAAGCTTCAAGGCGTTCTTTCGCAGGGATGCAACTATGTTGTCGGACGTGTTGCCGTCGCCGTCGTACACGTCGATGCCAGAGTTGCTACCGGCAACAATTGCGAGCAGGTTGGTTGCACCAGCCCTGAAAAGCATGCCTAGGCTGTTCCAGATGGCGTTCTGTGCGCCGGTCGGGTTGCCCTCTTCCGTGCTGATGTGCGCACCGTTATCGTCGTGCCAGAAATGTTGATTGGTGGCGGTTGCGATGCGCTTTGCGTCTTGCGCTAGGTCGCCAGCTTTCGTCGCAATGACCCTCACGCTCTTTGCGGCCTTGCTCACCTGATTTTCAACGAAACCGCTGCCAACGCTGGGAGCGGTGATGTTGCCCACGATTCGAGCCTTGCCACCTCCGATGGTGACTGAAACGCGGTCGCCAACGCTCACGCTTGCGGTCTGCGCCGCCGTGGGGACCGTCTCGCCGTTGTCAACGGTCACCCAGACTATAGAGCCGTCAATGCGGGTAACGGTGCCGTCTACGGTGGTCCTGTGGTCCTGTGCTGCCTTGCGTGCCGTGCGCTTTGAGAGTTCGCCTAGCTCTTTCGCAAGGGCGTTTGATATGGCATGAGATATGCTTGCCATGCCCTATATCCTCTCTGCCGTATCGGATACCCTGATGCCCTCCGCGCAGTCTATCGACTGGCTGACAATTCGGTAGTCTCCAGATATGCCGCGCGAGGGGATGTTGCAGCGGACAACGCTGCCAACGGTCACGCCATCGGCCCACTCACGCTCCCAATCGGCTGTGTTCCCGCCGTCGCTCGTTTCAACCTCGGGCAGCATGAGTCTCATGCCCTTGTTATCGAGCACAAGCGCCGGTGTCGTGGGCTTAGGCATGATGTGGACGGTTCCGTATCCGTCGGGGGAGATCATGAAACCTCCCACGTCTGCTACGGTCCAAGCGCATTCGAGCGGGGTGGCGTCTAAGTCGTAGACTATGTGCTCCGGTAGCGTGAAGCTGCCGTCTACCGAAATGGGCGCTACGACGTGCGGCTTGAGAATCTGAGCGATAACCTCCGCTCCGTTCGTGCCCATGGGCGCATATGCGCCGTCTGGCATGGTCAATCCGTCGCCGTCTGCCGGTGCTAGGACCGATGTGCCGTCCAGCTCGTCCTCTCTCCAACCGTCGGCCCATGTGCCTGAGCCTGACGTTAGGTAGAGCGTTGCGATGGGCACGAGGTCAACGTTTGCTCCCTGAGTCGCTATGAGCTCTATCCGGTACCAGCCATCCGGTACGGTGACGCTAGCCGGTATGGAGACTGTCACGGTTCCAGATTCGACCTGACTCCCCCACTTGCGGCTAACGTCAACCTCTGTGATGCCTGAAAGCTGTCCAGAGTCGGCCCATGTGAGCGGGTCTACCCTCATGACGCGCCAAGAGCTGGCGTAGGTAGATGCCCAGTCAATCATTAGGCACCTCCCTACGCCGTAGCTCTGTGCTCGTCGGTCAACTCAACGCCGGTCGCCGTTACGGAAACAGACAATAGGGCGCTGTCGTGGGATTCCTCCGTCGAAACCTTGCGCAACACACAATCACGCGCCGTCCCGCTGGGGGTGCGCACGAAAACGCACCCATCATGGGCGATTGCGTCAAGTAGCGAATTGCGCTCCCCTGCCGATTTCACGCTTATGAGGTCGGTTGAAAGCGAAAAGTCGCGGGAAACACCGGCTGCGATGTGACCTGAATACTTGCCGTCCATGTGGCGTTGCGCCGTGGATTCCCGCCCATGTTCCTCTGAGATAACGAGGTTATAGGGCAACTCCACGTATTCGCCGGTTTCAGCGTCTCCCCAATCGAGACGGACGGACCTGCACTCTAGGATATATGCCGCGTCGGTCCATGCCACGTCGCCGTCTGCGGTCCTGCATGCGATGCGGTATGCAAGCTCCGTATCTGAGAACGGGTTGGAATACGGTGCCCACGGGTCAACTAGCGTAGTGCCAAACTCTAGGCCATCCGCTATCTGTTCGACTCCCCACGGGGTCACGCGGTACACGTCGCAAAGGTCGCCGATGCGCACAAGCTCGTAATACGTCCCGATCTCTGCTGTTTTCGGCTCGTCTACCTCTTCGTAGCCGTCTTGCGTCTGGACGTAGTAGGTCTTATCCGGGTCTACCTCAACGTCGGTCGTGAGCGCGTATGTTGTCGGCTGGTAGCCTGTGGGCGCTGTGGTGGCGATGGTTGCCGAAAGCATAGCTTCGTTGGTTGCGATACTTGCGACCGGTGCTCCCGCCTGATGCGCCCACTCTACGTCTATGCGCTGTGTGACCGTATCTGACGTTAGGCCGGTTTCCGTGTCGGTGACGCTTGCGCTAACCAGATAGTCGAGCGGTTCATAGAGCGCTAGTCCGTCCGGTGCGGTAACGGTTGCCACATATCCGACATTCTCAACCTCGGTCCATTCGGGCTCCGCGTATTCGCTCCAGATCACGTCACCCTCTGCCTGTGAGAGAGTTCCGTCCGGTAGTTCCACGTCGCCGCCTACCGCCTGAATTGAGATGGTGGCCCATGCCGATGTTGAGTCGGTCGTGAGCGTAAGCGCGAGCGGCTGGACCGTGAGAATTGCGCCTGTTGCCATCTGGAGCGTCGGCGGGCTCACGATGGATACGGTCTGGTATACGTCGGTTACTACCTCTTCCGTGCCACCTGAGACGGCGCGCACCGTCGTAGAGTCCACCCAATCGCCGCCGGTGGTAACCGCAACTGCGAGAGATACGGACGTTAGGCCGGTGAGCTGGTCGGCTGGTATGGTATACGTTCCTGCCGCGCCGGTGCCGTCGGCCCATACCTTTCCGGTGCTGTCAAAGAGCCGGTAGGCCGTCTGTTGCGCCGTCGCGTCATGGGTCCACGTGACCGTGATAGGTTGGCCGGTGGCAACGTAGCTAGGTGCCGTGAGCGTGACCTGAGACGGTGCGCTCACCGGCGTTATTGCGGTGGTGGCGCTGTACTCGCCGTAAGCGCCCTCTCCGTCCGGTTCAACGTCGTAGCACCTGACGCGGAAATAATAGGTCGTGCCCTCCGTCAAATCGTGAATGGTGCACGTGGCGGTCTGGTCCACTCCCCAATCTACGTCCTGCGTATCTGGTCGCGCGTTAGAGGTCCATGCGTCCTCATGCTCCGAATACGAGATCTCAACAAAATCATCGTCGGATTCGGTCCACTCTATGCCCAACGTGACACTGGTGCCGTCCTTGCCGATGGTCGCAGATGTGATGCTTGCCAGTCCCACCGATGAGGGTGCTACGGGGTTGTACACGTCGAGCTGCGAGGGCTCACCTAGCACGGTATACGTATCATGGACCGTTTTGAGCCGGTACCATGTGCGGGTTCCGTTGTCGGGGTAGGCGTCCGCTAGCTCGTCGGTTAAGCCGGTGCAGTTAGCGTTGTCAACTGCGCCGGTCACGTCCTGCCAGCCGGTCGCCACCGCTGCCTGTTCCTTAGTGGTGGCCGTGCTGCTCGTGAGTCGCTGTAGCTGCACGGTGTCCACGGGATGTGTACCGCTGTGGTTCGTCTTGAGCGAAACAATGACCATGCCGGCTTTGCTCGCTTCGTTGGCGCACTCGATGCCGGTTATTTCGGCGGTAGCGGGCCATGCGAACGTGTGGGATTTTGGTTTCGCGTCCTTTGAGTCGCCTTTCAAGCCACGAGAATAGGCTGTGGCCGTTACCTTAATCCACTGGTTGCTACTGAGCGTCTGTGCGTCCTCTATGTCGAAAGATCTTGAAAGCGTTCCCGCTTTGGTAGTCGTTCCGAATAGCTTCTCTGACTTCTTGCCAAAGTTGGCCGTGCGAGTGACCGTGAGCTTCGTGTCATAGCGCTCTTTTGCCGGTGTAACTGTCGCCGCCGTCATGGAGACGGTGACTTTTCCAGCATCTGCGCCTGTGCCAACCGAAACCGAAAGCGCGGGAGGGTCGGGCACCTTGAACGCTATGCCCTTGGGGCCCTGCCACGGTCCGTAACCCTTCTTGTTATGGCCACGGACCTTGGCAGTTACCTTGTTGAGCTTGCGCTTCGTCTTGGGATACCACGCGGTCCTAGTTAACTTGAGAACGTCGCTTGTGTCGGTTGCTTTCTTCTTGTGGGTCTTGTCCCTATCCTTGCCGGTGCTGCCGTCGATGTGCCAAAGCACTTCGATATCACCAAACGGATAGTCGCCGGTGCCGGTCGGGTTCTTCCACTTTGCGACTATGTTGTTACCGCTTCTTGTAGGTGCCGGGAGTACCACCTTCTTCTTAGGCGCTCCCTTCGGGTCTGCCATGCGTCACCTCCTAGAAGCCGTATGCGTGGATGGCACGCGCCACGCCACGTGCTAGGTCGTTCGCGTCCGCGCTTGCGTCGTAGTTGAGATACACGTTCACGGGCGGCTTTGCGCTCTTGTCGCTCACCGCTTCGCGGATATAGCTTTTGAGCTTCTTGAGGGGCGCTACCGCTTCTTTGTCGTTGCTCGTGTCACCAACACCGATGATGGAGGGTCGGTCAAAGATACCGCCCTTGGCGTACCAGCTCACGCCTACTCCAGACGGCCATTTGACCGTCTTGCCCAGAATGCTCTTAGACTCCCACTTGATATCAAAGTGCGGCGTTCTTATGCCACTGAGGATGTTCCCGATGTTGATGGGGAACAAGCCTTTGATACCGTTCACCACTTCGTCAATCTTCGCTTTCGCGTCCCTGAACGGCTTCGAGATTATGTCTTTCAGGCCGGAAACCTTGTTAGAGATGGTGTCCTTGATTTGGGTAAACCGCTTTGTGATGGAGTCTTTGATGCTGGTTACCTTGTTCACGACGGTAGATTTGGCGCTCTCCCATTTGGTGCTTAGGTCGCTCTTGATCTGACCCATCTTGTCTGATACGGCCTTTTTCGCGTTGTCCCACGCTTTGCTGATTGCGTCGGTTACCTTGCCCCAAATCTCGGATGCGGAGCTCTTGAGGTTCTCCCACGTCTCGCCTAGCCATTTGGTGAACGACTCCCACATCTTGCGGCCTGTTTCGGTCTTGCCGAAAAAGATCGCAAGCGCCGCGACAACTGCCGTGATTGCGAGAACAACCATACCCAGCGGCGATGCTTCGAATGCGAGCGTGAGCAGCGCCCACGCGTCACCTGCAACACCGGTGGCAACTCCCCATGCGCCGGTTAGCGCCGTAACTACGGGAAGAGAAGCGATGAGCCCACCTATGGCTGCTGCAAAGCTACCTATGTTGATTACTCCAAAGGCAATGCCGATAGCCGTGAGCGCACCGGCAAAGAGCCCTATGCCTACGGCTGCTGGACCGGCAACGTCGCCAATCTCTCCCAGATGGTCCTTTAGGTCGCCTAGCATGTCGCCTAGGTCGCTGATTCCGTCGATTGCACCGGTTATCCCGTCGCCCAACGTCGAGCCTAGCGCCGTGCCTAGGTCGCCCATTGCGTCCTTTACCTCGTCGGACTTGGGAATGAGCGTCTGTAGATCGTCCCAAAGGTCGCCTATCTTATCGCCTAGGTCGCTCATAGCGTCGAGCGCACCGGTATCCTCAAAGGCTGCTGTGAAGTTGTCGGTAAACTCCTGCACGGCGTCGAGCGCACCCTGAAAGCCGTTGGTAACGTCCTCCCAGCGGATAAAGCCGTTTTCCGGTACCTCAATGCCTAGGTTGCCCAGAATGCCCTCAATGCTGATTGCAAGCGTGTCAAACGCTGACTGTAAGATGGGCAAAGCCACCTG